AAAAGGAGTACACAGAGAATGCTAGATATGTTATCTGCACATTGGCATCAAATAATGTTTATAGGTTTTTTGATAGTGTGGGCGACACGAAGCAGGGAACAAATTTCAGAGTTACAAAAAGATGTGTGTAGACTTCGACAAGACTTAGATAAAAACATCTCTTGGACACAAAGTCAACAAGAGGTTCTTGTACAGCTAAGAGCAGAACAAGATGTTACAAACAAACAAATCACAAGCTTGTGGGACTTGTTTAATAAATTAAGAGAAAGAGTAGACTAAAGGGGAAAAGAACACCATGTACGATAGTTTCGATGTAGACGGAGATGGCACTGTTACCGTAGAAGAGATGACAACGATCTCTGCGGTCGAAAAGACAGACTCTCAAAAACAAATGGCTTGGACTGCTATGATTGTAATGATTGTATTTACAGCTATGCTGTTTTTGCCTATCTTTCCTGACGGTCGTATAAAGGCTTTGTCTGATCTTTTTGGATTGTTTTACGTAGGCATGGCAAGCGTAGTCGGCGCGTATATGGGTATGTCTGCTTGGATGAGTAAAAAGAAATGATATCTCTTATAGGAACACTGATCGGTTTTGGTACTTCTATTGTACCCGAAGTGTTAGGGTACTTCAAACAAAAACAAGCAAACGAGCAAGAGCTACGAATGCTTGAGGCAAAAGCAAAATACGCTTCACAACTTTCAGAATTACGTGTTAAGGAACTTGATGCGGAAGCTGAGATACAAGAAACAAAGAGCCTTTACGAACATGATCGAACCATTGACTCTGGACCTATTATCAACAGTCTGCGGGGTTCTGTGCGCCCTGTCATTACTTATCTTTTCTTCTTAATGTTTGCTTCTGTTAAGGGTACGTTGATCTACGCTATGATCAACACACAAAACCTTGATTGGACTCTTGCTATTCAAATGGCGTGGGACAGCGAAACAGCGGCTATCTTTAGTGCGATTATCGCCTTTTGGTTTGGTAATCGTGCTATGAGTAAAGCAAGAGAACATATCTATTCTAAAAAATAAAACTAGTCAGACACTCCTAAATTATCAATAGCGTCAAGATAGTCGTGAGTAACTACGTCTAAATCTTTCATATAGTTTCTTAGAGAAGATAAATACGGATAGTCTGAGTATTCTTTTTCAAATAAAATCTCTAGGTCCCTGACGGGAACATTGTTGTATAGAATAGCAATGTTCCCGTCTTCTCTTAGAGTCACGTTGACTTGAGAGATAATGGACTCCTTCATGCTCCTATGTCCACAATCTCACACACACCACCCGTACACGCTAACTCTTGTGACCCGCTAGTAGTGTCGCCTCTTTCAAACATCTGTAGCTCTGTCCAATCGATATCCGGCGGCATAAGCTCTAAGAATTTTGTATACTCGTTCTGAGCTATATCCTGATAGGGAGCTTGCTTGTACGAGTGATCCGAAAAGGGAAGAAAGGAAATGCCGGAAAGAGCGTCAAAGTTATTCCAACACCAAGCGCCAACCTCAAGCCACTCATGCTCTTTAACAGAGATAGTTACAGATGGTTTGTGTTCACAGTAGTTATTTGCAATCTTAAGCCAAAGCTCTAGTTGCTCTAGCGCACTCATATCGTGTCTACACACTGCGTCTTTGGGGCTTTTCATAGGAAATGAAAATACAGTTACACTGTCAGGCGCAGTAAAGTCCGGCTCGTAGGGAACACCCTTTTCCTTCATAAACACCGTCAGCGGGTCCTTGTTGTCTCCTCTGACCGTTCTGACATAGTAGGGGTTGTGTCGTGCGTGAATACCGGAAGCAGCGTCTACTAACTGTGAGACAGTCCCAGAGGGCTTAACGCAAGTTACAGCCGTACTTTGGTTTATGCCCAGCTTCTCCGCTAGTCTTTTGTTTGTTTTAACAGCAACGTCTCTTAGCTGCTGTAAAGCCTCTGGAGTGGCGTTGTATACAGCGGGGCAGTCCATTATACCCGTAAGCGATACACCTAACAGGCGCTCTGCCTCTGTGGTATCCTTCCATCGTTTACGAAGATACCCAAAGTCTGTAAGTGTAGACTGAAAGGTTCCTAGAATGGTTGCAAGTTTAATTTTATTTTTTAAAGTTACCATAGTGTCATCTGCTCTACAGATAACTTCTGACAGGTTGCAGAACTGATAGGGTCTAAGAATAATCTCGCAACACGGATTAGTTCCAAAGTCTATGTTGCCGTCACGCCGCCCATTTGAGGCGGCTTTTTGTTGTGCGGAAACACGATTAAAAATGCCTCGTTCACCGCTTTTGCTTTCATAAAGAGAAAGCCATTCTTTCATAAAGATACCCATGTCGGGGCGCTCTGTGTAGCATACAGAGTTATTAGAAAGAGCGCGTTGTTGATTGTCCACCCACCAATCACCGCTTTTAGCCATACGCATACGCTCGTCAGTAAGGTTAGACAAAGAGATCAAAGCAGACCTACGCACACCTCCTACAACAACCACCTGACCCACTTTGCACATGATGTCGTGACACTCAAGAGAGTTAAGCTTACGCCCTTTAGCTTTCTTAAAAGTCTGAATAGTAAAATCAAACAGTTCTTCTAAAGGAGCGGGTCCGGACGCTCTGCCTCCAAAGACCTTAAGTCTTGCACCGGCAGGACGTATCTTGCTTACATCAATCTTGGGAACGCGGTTTGTGTAAAGAAGAGAGATAAGATCACGCAGACCTCTAGCCCAGCCTTCCTTTGAGTCAGCAACAGATACTACATCATCACTGTTTTCAAATTCTTTGTTGGGGATAGTTGGAAGATTGTTGATGTATTGGCGTTCTACAGAAAAGCCTACTCCTGTTCCGTTCATAAGAATATACAAACATTCATCAAAGGATCGTGGAGAGTCTACAGGAAGATAGGAACAGTTGTAACCCGAAACGCTTTCCCTTGCCAGCGCGGGTCCTGCCGTCATTAAAGCTCTCATAGAGCCTAAGACTTCAAGGTTGAGCATACCTCTACGAATGTCCGCTAATTCAACGCCAACAAGATCGTAGTCGTAGTTCTTTTTTAAATGCTCTTCCATAAAAGAAAGATACCTGTCGATGGTTTCTTCCCAAGTCTCTCTGCGCTGTTCATCTTCAAGCCAACGAGAATATCGAGACATGTGTATGAATGCTTGATAGTTGGTTGGCAGTGTTATTTCATTAGCTTCCATCTTCTACTTCTCCAATTAGTTTATCAAGATACCACCGTGCTTTTTTTAGATCAACATCAGGGTTTCCTTTGTGTTTGTAACGAATAAGGTACTTTAAAATATTACCCTTAAGATAGCCTTTAAACTCTTCCGGCGTCATAGAGGCACATATAATATCTATAGCCTCTAAAGACTGAGTGTTATAATGTTGAGGGTGGTTAATTTGGTCTTCCATTTGGCTTATTTTTAAACTCCATAAAATTTATAAGATTGTCGGATGACGAGTTTTCATTCAGGTCATCATAGTAATTCTTCATAATCATGTCAACACCCTCATCGAAAACATGTGAGGGACTATTAGCCAAAATGGAAAACAAGCCGTTTGCTACGATAAAAGATGTGGCTTTGTTTCCTATATCAGCATCAGCAACGTCTTCGTTTTTTGTTGTATCAAAGATCATAACTTTAAAAAAACCATGTTCTTCAAAATCTTCTTTTGTCTCTGAGTCTTGTAAAATTATGTAGACTCTACCTTCTTTTAAGTCTTTAGTTTCTTTCTCGAACTCGCTTTGATCCATTCTTTAGGTATCCTTTCTTCTGCAAATTGAAAACCGTGATCTGTACACCAAGAGCCATAAGTAGTAGAAGAGCTTCTACTTAGCTTGTTAAAAGCATTCATAAAAACAAATTTCAAGTTTAGATCAGGGTGCTGCTCTTTAATCAAGATGTGCTTTATTCTATCAGCAGCGGTAAAGAATCCTTTTGTTTCTATAAACAGATCAAACTCAGGCAGGTAAAAGTCTGGTGTGTACTTTTTAATTTTAGGTTGATAGGAAAATTTATGATCTTCATACTCAAACTCTACTCCTCGTTCATTTAAGTCTTTGGCAAACCTTCTTTCAAAACGTGATCTAAATTTATGTTCAGGTATCTTTGTCATGGTTTATATATCCTTAAACAATTAGCTAAACTGCTTCTAAAATACTTATAGGAACGCGGACAAATTTCTAAAAACCTTTGTTCTATGCACTCGTCTAAATCTGACTTGACCATAACAACTACTCTATTGTCTTGCAACAGCCTTTCTATTTTTCCTATATCTTCCTTAACTTTTTCACGGTTTAATTGAAACTCTTCATC